GTGTATATTCAGATTTATATCTTGGAGTTTGAGATGCTTGATTTATTATACTATCTTGCCATATTTCGAAATATGTTTTTACTCCATAATCATTCATTACCTGAAATGTCATTGATAAAGGATCTAATGCATATCCATATGCAACTTTAGTATCTTTAATTCCTATCTTTCTATCGCTAGTAAGTATTTGTCTACCTGGTAAAACAGCAGCTTTACATAATAAATTTAAGTCTCTAGAATTATAAAATCCTAAACTTGGCAATTTAACTAGATATTGACTAGCTTGTGCAAAACCGCCTTTACGAGACGCAAGAGCTTTTAATTCATTAATACTAGGCATTTCTTACTTTCCTTCTTGAATCTTGATATACCTTGCCTACGCCTGCACCTCTCCATTGCGCAGCTGGTAGAAATGTTGCTATTTCCCATTCTGGTTTATCTATTAATGCAAACTTACTACGTACTTGTGATGTCAAATATCTATGAATAGTGGGCCTGTAATATTTTGCAGGTAAACCATCACTACCCATTAATCCATTAAGTGCCTTAGCTCTTAACGGTGGAGGTAGATAATGCAAATTCAAACCGTAGAAACCACCTTCAGCAAGTGAAGTAATAACAACAAGTGGAAATGCATCAAAGTATGGCAATTTTTCTCTATGCTTTGCATTATAGTAGAACATATACATGTTACCTAATGGATTACGTAAAGAAGCTTGCATCTTAACTTGTTCATCTCTAAAGATTTTATCTCCAGTTACTGTACCTAATTGAGAAGCTTTTCTACGAAACCATGCAATAGATTCTTTTGTCCGCGGTGTTATACCTGCACGGAATGCTGCAATCTCTAAATCTGAAAATAAGTTGCTTTTGCGTTGTACCATGCATCTATTTATACGCGTTTTTTGCGTGTATATGGTTTTAGTGGTTTGCTAGACTTTGGCATGATGCCCATCTTTTCAAGAGTATGCTCAGTCCATATCTGAAATGTATACCCACGATCTTTTGCATATCGTTGTGCAGCTTTCCATTTGTTCTGATTCTTTACATATGTCAGACCTTCATTGATATATCTTTTTGTCTTCCTACCCGGGTATACGGGAGGCACGGTCTGATTTGATGGTTTAATCTCTACAAGGATTGTCTGACCTGATTTAAATGTAATCTTCAGGTCCATGAAGTAGCGATGATACTTCTTATCTACTTCGTATAAGTATGGTATCACAGTCTCTTCACTAGACCACGACTTTATATCTGTGTTCTCATCACACCATTTGAAACAATACTTCTCCCACATTGATCTAAACACAATGTTAGTAAAGTCGCCTTTATACTTCTTAGGATTTTTAGGTTTGAATTTTCCAGAGTAAGCCATGAAAATTGTTATAAATAGTGTAAATGTTTATTTATAGGATATAACTATGACTCTAAATTTAGAAATTAACGAAGGCAATCCTTACATTTATGAATACCCTATTGGCATTCGTGATGGCGATCCTACGAATGGGCAACCTCATCCTTATCGGGCTGTTTTAGAGTTTCAACCAATAAAAGTAGATGGCCAAACAATAAGCAAGTTTGCAGGAACTGATTTAGGGATATTTAATTTAGGAAAAAAGACCTTTGATTTTGCAGCAAACTTTATTGGAGCTACAAATAAAGATAAAAGCTCATCTGACATTGGCTTTGGTGAGGAGGTTAGGAATTTTAAAGATAAAGGTACGCTTGCAGATCTAAAAACAATAGAGCCTGTAGAATTAAATGATAATTTCGGTAAAAAATTACCACAACATGCATATTTGTATATGCCAATGACTGTACAACAAATGGAAAATGTAGCAGTTGGACCTGAAAGTTTAGGTGTTGTAGGAGGTACTATAGCAAGTGTTATTAAGGGAGGAGATGCTACATTAACAGGAATAACTGGTGCAGGCGTCAGAGGTGCTGTTGGTGGAATTATGGATTTTGTTAGTGGTAATGCTTCTAAGGAATTAGGATCACTAGTAGCAAATAAAATTGCAAGTAGATTAAATACTCAAGCTGGTCTAGGTGTTCAGAGTGCTACACGATTACAAATCAGTCCAAATACAAGGTCTATATTTAAACAAGTTAATATAAGAGAATGGAACTTTTCATTTCAATTAATTCCAACTAGTGAAAAAGAATCAATTGAAATAGAAAATATAATAGACTTTTTTAGATCAGAACAATTACCGGAAGAGCTTGGTACTGGTCAAATATCGATGGCATATAGATTTCCCAATCTTATGCAAATACGTGCATTATATATGATGGATGATGGTGATATGAAAAATATAATTACAAGATTTTTACCAGCATATTTGCAATCAGTAGATGTTACATATAATACAAGCGGTATGTCATTTTATGATAATGCTAAATTTCATGACGCTACATTAAATATAAAATTTATTGAATATAGACCTTTAAATAAGCGTGATATAAGCGTAGAAAGAAAATATCTTGGAAGAGGTAAAGTCGGTAATAACACACCAGGAGATTTTAGCTGATGCCACATTTTACAAACTTTCCGTCAGTATTATATAGATTCGGAAATGAATTAGATCCAGTTATATTTCAGAAACTGGGTACCTATGTTGATATAATAGATCAAGTTAAAGATGATATTACAGTATATGCTGACTATACTGTCTTAGATGGTGAAAGGCCTGATATATTATCTTATAAAATATATGGTGATATAAGATATTACTGGCTATTCTATTACATCAATGATAATATTAGAGAAGAAGGCTGGCCTCTCAGTGCACAAGAAGTTTTTGATCAGATGGAAAAATATTATCCACATCAATTTATTCGTACTTATGATAATTGGTTTAAAAGTGATTTTAAATTAGGTAATCGTGCAACTGGTAAAAAGAGTGGTGCGTTTGGAGATATTATACAAACACATCCGGATTTAGGTCAGATAATAGTAAATGTAGAAAATGGTTTTTCGTTTCAAAAGGCAGAGGTTGTAGAAGCTGGATTTGGTTTCTTTAATCCGGATACTATTAATGTACAATTCACAGGCAAGCAATATAATGCAGTGCATCATTATGAAGATGCAAATGGAAATTATGTAGATATCGATCCGTTACAACCTGATCCTTCAAATGTTACGCCAATTACATTTTCAGAAAGATTTATAGAAGAAAATGAAAAGAGGCGTAGAATCAGAATAATTAAACCAGATGTAATAAATCAAATTTATTCAGAATTTAATAAAGCATTAAAATAATGTCACAAGTATCATCGTCAAGTGAATTTGAATTTAGAGATGTAATCTTAAGTATACCTGAGAAAGGTATAGAAGTAGATATATCATTATCTATTTTAGAATTATCATTATTCGAATCAGTTAACGTTCCATATACAGCAGGTCAAATATTATGTGCTGATACGCAGAATATTTTTCAAGAATTGCAAATGGATGGTACTGAAAGACTCACATTAAATGTAATATCGTCAGAATTTGAGTATACGTTTACTAGGAAATTTATAATAACTAGAACCATAGGTAAAGTTCAAATAGGCGAATCTGGTCATGCATATAATTTTTATATTGCAGAAGAATCTTTCTTTACTGATGTATTAAATAAAATTTCAAGAGCATATAGTGGAAAACCTCATCAAATTATAAAAAATGTTCTTTCTACAGAATTTAATAAAGAACTAAATTTAATAGGTAAAGAAGCTGCTCAAGCACCTTTTACATATATTTCACCATTTATTTCACCATTTCATATTATAGACAATATAAGAAAAAGATCGTGTGATAATAATGGATATCCATTCTTTGTGTATGCATCATTAAACGATGATAAGATAAGAATGAAAAGCTTATCTGAAATGTTAGAAACAATACCTATTAATAAAGTACCATTTACTTATAGTACTGCTCAAAACTTTAATGCTAATAGAGAAAAGCAGTTAACTAATATTGAAGGATTCGAAGAATTAGGTGCTAACGACACAGCAGAGTTGTTATTAGAAGGTGCTGTACAGAATCAATATAATACTTTAAATATCAGTACTAATCAAAGAAATAATAATAATCGATTCAATATTACAGAAATTTTAGATGCTAAAGAAAATTCTATATTTAATAAAGATTTTACATTCAATGATAAAAAACTAAATGAATATAATCCTAATGTGATTACAGATGATGTATTAAAGGAATCTGTTATAGTGTATTGTAGAGTTTCAACTAAACAACAAATAGAGGGA